TGGGCTTGAACGTAATAGTGTCACCATTCGTTAGCTTCACTGCAAAGAGCGGCGCAACAGCTGCTAAGTCGGACATCTTCTTGATCGACCGCAATGAAGTTGGCACACTCCTCGTCAAGGATGACATGAGCACAGATCAGTTTGCTGATCCAAGCCGTGACATTCGTCAGATGAAGATGAAAGAGCGTTATGACATTGTAATGCTCGGTGACGGTGAAGGAATCACAGTGGCTAAGAACGTTAGACTGACTCGTAACTACGAAGTCAACGTTACAAATAACGTTACACTCTGATCTAATCCTTAGGGTAAGTTATAGTTACCTAACCCTAGAACATGGGGGGTGTGAGAGAAATCTCCACCCCCTATTTTCATATTTGCAATAAACTACTTACTATTATGGTTAGTTTATCTTTTGGAGAATTAAGTGGCCTTATATTTAGTTGACCAAGCTTCAGTTGGATGTTATTCAGTGTCTATCAAATTTGGTAGAACAGTAAAAATAACTTCATTAAAAAATGAAAATTTTGGATTAGTTATAGCCGGAGCAACGCCAACTCAGGTATCAGCTCCATTTGAGCTAATTAGTACAATAAAAGATTATAATCAAATTTCAAGAGTTTTGACTCTCTATTGGAGAACAACAGAACTGGTTGAAAATACAGATTACTGTATAATAGTAGAAAATTTAGTAGACGCTTCTGGCAACATAGTTGCCACAGAAGAAATAGAATTTACATGGTCTGGTTGTGGAGCAACTCCAAATACAACAGAGATTACAGATCCAGCTTTAACTCCTGTTCTAATTCAAGATAAATCGATTAAAACAGATATAGATGTAAGCTATCAAATACTTGCAAAAAATCCTTTATTTTATGTAGTCGAAACAGACCCTGCTGATGGTGAGTTCTATCTTTATAATGATTATAATAATGGAAGAGTTGTTATAACATTTAGTGATAGACCAGCTTCAAACTTTTTGAGTAATAAATATTTTACTTGTCAAAGAAAACTTGTACAGAGAGCCCCATCTAGGTGGGAAACAGTTACAGCTGAAATAAGTATGCATTCATGGAAACCTGAGGTGTATGTCGATTTCCCATCACTAAATGATGCTACTCCTTCATATTTTACTGAAGGTAAAAATTATTTTGAAAAAGGTTATAAATATAGAATTAAAATATCAAAAGATATAGGTATTTAATTATGGCTAATTTTATTTATAAAAAAGCTAAACAGGCTTTATTAAATGGAGATATAGCAGTTGATACTAATGATCTTAAAATATTGTTTATACATACATCAACATACACAGCAGACCAAACTGCTGATGAATTTGTTTCCGATATAGCATCTTCCGCAATTAAAGGAAGGTCTAACGCTTTAGCAAATAAAACTACCACCAATGGAGTCTTTGATGCTAATGATCTTGAGGTTCCAGCATATACAGGTGCGGCATTCAATGCAATTGTGTTGTACCAGGTTGGGGCATCAGATTCAAATTCAAGATTAATATTTTTTATAGATACTTCAGAAGGATTGCCATTTGAAGGCAGCAATGCTGCATTGGGCATTACTATAAACTGGAGTAACGATAGTAATAAGATTCTATCAATTTAGGGGAAGAAATGGCAATTCAATATCCAGCAGCGTTAGATAATTTTGTTAACCCTAATGCTACTGATACTCTTAATTCTGTCACGGTACCGCACCATCAACAGCACACAGATTTAAATGATGCAGTTGAAGCTATCCAAACCGTCATGGGAATAAACCCGGCCGCATCGTATTTGACAGTAAAAGACAGAATGATAGCCATAGAATCAAATGTTTCTATACAATCAGTATTAAATGGTTTAACAGATGTTACTATAAATTCAGTTGGAACAGGTGATGTCTTGCAGTTTAATGGCTCTGTATGGGTCAATGCCACTAAGCAAAATTTAGTAGACGGAGGAAATTTCTAAAATGGCAAATACCTTAAGAATTAAAAGAAGGTCGTCTGCTGGCGCAGCTGGTGCACCGTCTAGTTTAGAGAACGCAGAGTTAGCATTTAACGAAGCAGACAATACCCTTTACTATGGTAAGGGGACTGGCGGCATTGGTGGAACAGCAACAAGCATTGAAGCCATTGCAGGTCCTGGCGCGTACATTACCCTAGGTACGGCACAAACAATTACTGGCAATAAAACTTTTTCAGGCGTAGTAATAGTTCCTACTCCATCAGCTAATACTCATGCAGTAACAAAAGTTTATGTAGATGATTTAGTTTCTAATATTAACTCAAATATATCAAACGTAGCTACATCTTTTACTGTTGCTGGTGATTCTGGTTCAAGTCAGACAATAACTTCCGGCGTAGATACATTAACAATTTCTGGTGGAACTGGTTTAAGTTCAGTTGCAAGCACAACCGATACAGTAACCCTTAATCTAGATAACACTGCAGTTACAGCAGGTTCTTATGGAGCAGCAAACACAGTTGCAACATTCACAGTAGATGCTCAGGGTAGATTAACTGCAGCTGGGAATACAACTATCTCAGTTACTGCATCACAAATAAGCGATCTTTCCTCTAATGCTGTAACTTCAATAACAGGTACGGCAAATGAAATTTCGGTTTCTAACTCTGGCATTGGAGCAGTAACACTTAGTCTTCCATCTAATGTTACAATTAGCAATAATCTTGTTGTTACTGGAGACCTTACAGTTCAAGGCAATACAACAACTCTAAACACTGCAACTATAGTTGTTGAAGATAAGAATATCGTTCTTGCAAACGTTGCATCACCAACAGATACAACAGCAGATGGTTCTGGTATTACAATTCTCGGTGCAACAAATAAAACCTTCAACTGGGTTGACGCAACAGATGCATGGACATCCTCTGAACATCTTAATCTTTTAGCTGGAAAAGAATTTAAGATTGGTGGCAACTCAGTGTTAACCAATACAACTCTTGGTTCAACTGTTTTAAATTCAAGCCTAACATCAGTAGGTAACATTGCAACAGGAACTTGGAGTGCAACAGCAATAGGTATTGCCTACGGCGGTACAGGAGCAACTGACGCTTCAAATGCAAGAGTTAATCTTGGCTTAGGAACTATATCAGTACAGAACGCTAATAATGTCAGCATAACTGGTGGCACCATTGACGGAATAACATTTGATGGTGGAACCTTCTAAATATTAAAAGACAGCGAAGGTTTTAAATGACAACTCCAAATATTGTACAGGGTCAAATAGCAATAGACCCAATTAATGGAATATTGTTTTATAGAAACGATGCAAATACATTAATAAATACAACACTTCATTGGTCTCAATATGATGCCGCAACATCTTCTAGCGCAGATGATATTCTATTAGAAGCAAATTTAACTGTAGATGGAAATCTAATAATTAATGGAACTCAAACTTCTGTTGAATCAACTACAGTTTATGTAAAAGATCCAATATTTACACTTGGAGGAAACACTGCTCCAGCATCTGATGATAACAAAGATAGAGGAATAGAATTCAGATGGCATAACGGAAGTTCGCCAAAGTTAGGTTTTTTTGGATTTGATGATTCAATTGGAAAATTTACTTTTATACCCGATGCAACAAATACTGGTGAAGTTTATTCAGGAACAACTGGTGAACTAGTAGCAAAAGTTGATTGGTCAAATATTATTAACAAAGATACATTTGTTAATTCTTTAACTGGAACAGCAAATGAGATAGATGTAACATCAAATACAGGCAACGTTACAATAAGCCTTCCAGCAACAATTAATGCAAACACAACCGGAACTGCAGCAGCATTAACAAATGCAAGAACAATAGAATTATCTGGAGATGTAACTGGATCTGTTTCTTTCAATGGCTCTGCAAATGTTAACATCGCAACAACAATTGCAGCTAATTCTGTAGCACTAGGAACCGATACTACTGGCGACTATGTTTCCTCACTCGTTGCTGGAACTGGAATTTCTTTATCTAATAATTCTGGCGAATCTTCGACTCCAACTATCTCAATAGGTCAACCAGTCGCCACAACAAATTCTGTAACCTTTGCAAATGTTACAGTAACATCAAATACTTCAACTAGTACTTTGTTTGTTGATAATATTGAAATAGATCCAACTGGAGCAACTGGCGATCAAGTTCTTAAATTTAACGGAACAAAATTTATTCCAGGAATAGCTAGCACAGTTGCATCGTTAGACGATCTAACAGACGTAGTAATAAATACTGCAGTAAATAATCAAGTATTGAAATATAATGGTTCTGCTTGGATCAATGCTGCCGCACCAGCAGGTGGTGGAGTCGGCATAACTTATTCTTCAAATATTGGAGATGGATCCAGTAATACTTATACAATAACTCATGGTTTAAATACCAGAGATATCACAGTAATAACAAGAAACACCGCCTCACCATATGAAGTTATAAACGCTAGATGGGAAGCAGCAACTGCTAACACTGCTGTAATAGATTTTTCTACTGCAATAGATGTTGACTCAGTAAGAGCTTCTGTATTTGCTGCTGTTTCAGGAGAGGGATATGAACCAGTTCCTGGTCCAGCAATG